CCTTTCATTGCCTGCTATATCAAGGGTTTAGAATACGATCAAACAAGACTACAAGATCCTACATTTGTTAGCAAGTTACAAATACGAGATAGGGCGGTAGATCCTGTTACGGGCCAGCTATTAAATACACAAGGCAGTGGATACACAGTCGAACGCATTATGCCCTGTCCCTACAAACTAACACTGGCAGCAGATATATGGGCAACAAACACCGAACAAAAACTGCAAATCCTTGAACAGATTACTGTATTGTTTAATCCTAGTCTTGAAATACAAACCACAGATAACTATGTTGATTGGACTAGTTTAACTGTTTTACAACTACAGCAATCAGTTTGGTCTAACAGACAAATACCTCAGGGTACAAATCAAGATATCGATATTGCCAACTTGACTTTTGTCACTCCTATATGGATCACTCCTCCTGCCAAGGTTAAAAAACTAGGTATCATTACCAAGATTATCAGTAACATATTTGCCGATGCCCCGGGCACTATTGCAGATAACTACAACAATCTAGATGCTGTATACCCTACACTGGGCAATCAAGTAGGCACAGTAGTTACCACACCGGGTAACTTTGAACTTTTGGTATTAGATGGCGTTGCAACATTGTTAGTTAATGAAGAATCTATAGCAGCATCAGGTGGTAATGTGGGTCGTGGTGCTAGTTGGTATTCTTTACTCGACTTGTATCCTGGGCAGTTTACCGCTAATCTAAGTCAAATAAGACTAACAACACCTGCTGGCAATCAAATCGTGGCCTATATAAGTCTGAATCCCAACGACGATACACAAATGATACTGTCTTATGACATGGATACTAAGCCTAGCAATACCACTATTACCACCGCAGTAGATAGTAGAGGTACAATAGATGCTATCATTAATCCAGAAACTTATGTACCGACGTATCCTGCACGAGGTGTTCGTTATTTGATATTAGAAGGAATCAACGAAGTTCCTGAGTTTGGTACCATGGGCTATACAGGGCCTAAGGCTTGGAAAAATGCCGATCACAGTGATTTCCAAGCCGCTGCTAACGATATTATTCAATGGGACGGAAGCCGTTGGAATGTTATTTTCAATAGTCAAACTACCACAGCCGTTTATTATATAACTAATTCATATACAGGAATACAGTACATATGGGAGAACGGAGAATGGAGCAAGAGTTTCGAAGGAATTTACAGACCTCAGGACTGGAGCCTAGTGCTGTAAATCAAATCGTATGTAGTGGCGGTTTGTTTTTAGCCAAAGATACTCGACGATTTTTATTCCTACTACGCACACAAGGCAAGACTGCTGGCACTTGGGGATTAGTGGGCGGTAAGAAAGAACCCACAGATGCTACACCCTACGAAGCATTGAATAGAGAAATTCAAGAAGAAATAGGAAAGTCTCCTACAATCAAAAAGACTATTCCTTTAGAACTGTTTACCAGTAATGATCAAAACTTTCAATACAACACCTATGTGTTGATTGTAGATCGAGAGTTTATTCCTACCTTAAACGAAGAACATTCAGGATACGCTTGGTGTAGTTTTGATAACTGGCCAAAGCCACTACACCAAGGTGTTAAAAATAGTTTCAGTAATCGAGCAGTTCGTGCCAAGTTAGAACTGCTGCTAGATTTACTGGATTAGTTCAGGACCAAATGCCCATGTGCCTAAGTGGCGCATTTCCATACTGAGTTGTGTATCTACTTTAACAGTATATCCTGCCTGTGCCATTTTTTGGCAAAAGATCATGTCCTCACCTAGGTGATCATTGCTTTCAGGCGTCCAACCAAACTCAAACCAAGGTTGAGCAATCTTGGAAAGAATAGCAGTTTTGACTAACATACATCCCATACCAATACCCTCGACAGACGCTAGTTCATCTTGAGGTTCAAATGGTAAGGGATTTTGCCAATCGCCGATAGTTTCATAGGCAACACCTTTAGCGGGCAGTTGTCTACGGATATAGTTAGCGGCTACAACTGGTTCATTATGTGCCATTAATCTCAAGGCGGTGGTAGCAGGAAATACCATGTCGCTGTCTAACCATAACATATATTCAGCGCCAACTTTTTGTGCTTCAAGTCCTAGTCGTTCACGCTGTGTTAATAGTACTGTACTGGCATCCATGATAACATGAGTATCAATACCACTAGAAGTATTAAGTTTGACAAGCTCTGTTAAAGACTTAGCAAAGGCTGCATGAAGCATGTCACGGCATGGAACCAATACAGCCAACTTGCCTTTCTTCAGGCTCCATTTGCTAGATTCGAAAATGCTTTTTTTCATGCGCCTGCAACATCATTACTCAATGTTTCGCCTTGGATTACCAACTCGTGAATACTGTTGATAATGTCCTGGGTTCGTTTAGATGCTAGAATGAAGTCGCTGGGACTTAACTTGCACATGATGTTCATGGTTTCAAATGAAACTCGATCCTTGGTAAGAACTTCTAAAGCACTTTGACGGGCAATATTTTCAATGAACATTTGTTGAGCCATGTCATCGCTGTTACTCAACAGTTCTTCACACTCTTTTTGATCCAAATCATTGGCCAAATCTTCTAGGATTTTTAACTCCGCAGAGTCCGCATCGCTGATGCGTAGCAGTTGAATGCGTGATAAGAATGCCTTTAGCGTTTCTGGGTTTGATGTTCTATCACTGTATGTGATATTATCCAACTCCCATCGACTAGGACCTGTGGCTAAATCTAATAGTTTAGCAATGTTTAGTTTTGTTTTCTTTGTCATAGTGAACCTGCCTTTATACACTATATGCTAACATAGTGTTAAGATCGTGTCAACACTTTTTTAGATATTTCCGTAATATGTATACGGAGTAGTTTTACCACCAAAGGTAGCAGAGAATGAAATTTGAGTACCAGTTGCTTTGCCGCCGTAGCTATTACCTAATGTACCACTAAGTTTGATATTATCGCCGGCCAAGGTAGATGTAGTAGCATTTGAATACGCTACATATACACCTCCCATTGTTATCGCTGATCCGGTTGCTGGTAAAATTGACACAGTCTACTCCCGGTTTATTTATTAACCAAAGAGTTCACCAACGCCTTAAGTTGAGCGATTTGTTCTTGTTGTTCTTTAATGGCTTCTACTAGCAATGGTACGACCTTTTCATATTGGACTGTTTTATAATTTTCTCCGGATTTGCTCAAACCATTCTCATCTGTATCAAATGGGGCAAGTTTAACCGCTTCTGGCAATACCGCTTCAACTTCGTCGGCAAATAATCCAACTATGTTTGAGTTTTTATCTTGTCCAAAAGTTACTGCTAAATCGTTTGGATTATAAAGTATACCATTTAACTTTAACACCTTACCTAATGCATTGTCAATAATTTTGATATTTTCCTTTAATCTACGATCTGAGAAAAATGCTGTAACTTCGCCTGTTACATTTAATGCACTAGCACTGGTCAAACTCATTCCTGTAGTCATAGTTACAGCACTACCGACTGCTACAGTTTGACTTGCACCTACATACCAGTTGTGTGTATTACCGGAAATAGTATAAGCGCCGCGGCTATTTGCCGCACTTGCAGCACTAAAGAAAGCACCTGCTGCTGCTGTACTTGGATAAACAGCATAACCCATTACAGGCCCACCACTGCTATATTCAGTTCCCCAGTTAGATATAGAACCACCACTTCCGTAATAGCCTTGTAAAATAATGCTTCCGTTGGTACTACTTCCAGATCCTGCTACAATACTACCGTTAACATTTAATCTGTTGGTAAAGCCAGTGTTCAACTGTGCTGATATGTTGTTTACATACAATGTACCACTAGCATCTACTAATAATCTTAAAGTACCACCACTGTAAAAACCGTGTTCTCCCGCCGCAGTTTGACCTGCATTGTGCTTGAACATACTGTCGCCGCCGGCTACAGCAGCTTGTTTTTCAATGGTATAGTAGTTTGCTGCGTTGGCATTTAACTGTATCTTTAAACCTGTAGTATCTGTAAACGATAGTGGAGCACCTGGTGTACCAGTTCCAATCATTACATTACCGCTGGCAACATGTAATGTTGAGTTAGGAGTTGTTGTTCCAATACCCACTGAACCGCTAATAGGATTCAATAAAATGTTATTACCTTGGTTGTTTATTTGTAAAGGTTTACTATTCCAAGTTTGAACGTATGTATAACTAGAATCGCTACCTACAGTAAAATCACTAGCATTTGCATTACCTATGCTGAATACGTAAGTGGCATTATTAGATACTGTGGCATTTGTACCACCAAGCACAGCTAATCTTGTAGCATAACTTGATGCATTTGTTAAACCAATGCCTACAACACCATTTTGATCAATACGAACTTTTTCTGTTGCAGCAGCATCTTGACTTGAAGTATAAAGCACCAAACCCATTTGTCTACCATAGACAGACGGACTAGCATCAAGATCGATACCGTAAATACCAGCTGTACTTATACCACCAGATGACGAATAATCGACTGTGCGATTATTAAATGTAATACCTGTTCGAGCACCAGTTGCAACGTTAGCACCATTCGACAATGCCTGCAATAAAATATGATTAAGTTGAGTACTGGTTGTTAATGTAGGGAAACGAATATCAAGTTGTGCATTTGAAGCTGTTGTTACACCAATACCGACAAAACCAGTACTGGCATTGAAGGTAAACGGTACACTAGTTGCTACTGTAGGAGTTTGATTAGATCCAGCAGCAGCAACACCTACTATATATTCAATTGCATTAGTGTTAGCAGTAGCATTGATCAATGTGCTTGGACCAGTAGTTCCTTGTGCGCCAGTTGATCCAGTAGTACCTTGAGCACCTGTAGTTCCCTGTGTTCCTGTGGTACCTTGTGATCCAGTAGTACCTGTAGTACCTTGTGATCCAGTAGTACCTGTAGTACCCTGTGTTCCTGTAGTTCCCTGTGTTCCTGTAGTTCCCTGTGAGCCTGTAGTACCTTGCGACCCTGTTGGTCCAGTAGTTGGCGGTTGGAACTGCAATGTGTTGGAAGTACCACTCATTGCCAGTGTCCAAGTTGCTGTTGTAGCATTGACGCTTGGGAATGTTAACGATACTGGATGGTTTAGAGTTATACCGCTTGCTAATGTTAATGTTGCTTGACTTGCAGGTTGGGTGATTGCTACATTATTAAAACTTGTTGCCGTGGTAATACCATTAATGTACGCACCACCGTTGACACTGAATTTTTCACCCACTTGTCCGGATGTATAACCAACTCCAACAAATGCGTTGGTGGTATCAGCATAGAAAGTACTGGTTGACCCTCTGCTCAACTGTATGCTAGAGTGAAAACCGGTTTGATTGACAACTCTAAATCTTGCCCAGCCAGATGCTAGTGTATTAGCGCGACCTACATCAAGTAATATTTGACTGTCGCCGTTTGACACGCTGGCCAACAAGCCTGCTTCTGCATAACTGTAACCAGTACTGTTGTTTGGACCAACAACTACCTGTGTTCCAAAGAATTGTAATGTGCCGCCGTCGCTGTTTGTGGTCTGACGAATCTGTGCGTTTGGTGCTAGACCAATACTGCCGTTAACCTGTAACAGTCCGTTTGCTTGTGCTGTGGACAGTCCAACTAAGATGTTACCACTGGCGTCAATACGCAGTTTTTCAGGGCCGCCGGCGCCTTGGTTGAATGTAAAAGCAGCACCTGAACTCCAAGCAATAGATGCTGTTGTGGTACTGCGAAGATACATTCCTGTAGCACTAGATGGAGTATTAGTATCGCCGACAACTAACGCTGTGGCACTCGCACCAGTGTGACTGACAACAAGTGTACCAAAAGTACCAGGTGAAGCTGTGTTAATACCAACACTACTGCCAGTATAAACAAATGTGCTTGTGCCGCTGAGTAAACCGCCAGTGCCAGCGTAAACAATTTGGTTAGCAGATAAATTTGTAGCATAGTGATTAGCAGCCTTAATACCAGATCCAGCGCTTCCGCCTACTACCCAGTTAGCAATACCATCATACGACAAACTAATGTAAGCAGTACTTGATGTAGCACCAATATAAAGTCCACTGTTTGTGGCCAATACAGCAGTAGTAGACCCTGTGCTCAATACCAATGCGTTATCGCCGCTACTGATAACATTCTTATTAACAATGAACTGCGTGCCGTCAACATACAAATCGCCAGCGATGTAAGTAGTACCACCAATATTCAACTGACCAGTTGCTGGATTTACATAAAAACTACTAGTGGTATATTCTGTTTGAGCGCCGACGGCATTACTAGATGCTAGTACTGGATAGTAACTGGCGTTGGCTGTGGCTTGACTTAGACTTACTTGAGCACTAGAGCCACTGATACTGCCGGCAGTTAAAGTACCACTAACAACCAAGTTGGTAGCAGTTAGTGTACCATTAACATAAGCCCCGCCGTTAACACTGAATTTAGAACCACTGTAAGCACTGGTAACATTAACGTCTAACGCACCGGTGCTGTCTAATCTAAAATATTCTGTACCGTTAGCACTGAAAGTTATTGGCAGTGCGATAACGTTAAACGTACCGGTTGTTATGGCTCCTGCGGAGTTTTCTATAAACGTTAAATTACTAGCAATAGACATCAGTGAATCCTAAATAGTAGTGTATTTATTAGAATACTTAGGCTTGCGGCTCACCCCAACGTAGCGTTAAGTTGGCATAAATTGGATTACCAGAAGTCAAATATACGTTAATGAACAAGCAATCTGGTCCGTTTGGATAACAATTTCTTGCACCGATAGGTGTATTAGTTAACTCTTTCAACAAACTCAGATCAAGTACGTCTCGCTCCTGTGGGCTACTAACGAATGAGAAAATAGTTTCTCCAGGTTGTGCAAACCCATTACGAGTAAATGCAATATTAGTACTACTAGCGATACTTTGTAGTGTATAGTTACTGATTGTAACTTGATTAGTTTGTGGATTAATATATGTAACCACAGTGCCGCCAGTGATAGTAGCACCGTTATCTGTATTTTTACCACCAGCACTACTCAAATATACAGCATCACCCGGATTGATACCCACTGTGCTATTCAATGTTATAATGTTGCTGTTAACAGGAGTAGTTCCGCTAGTTTGAAACACATTGGTTGCGGTATTATCGAATACAATACTTTGTCCTTGTGCCACTTGTGAAAAACTTGGTTGACCAGTTTGAAGGCCAGTGTTACCTAAACTTTGCCAGTTAATATTAGCAAAGTTGCTAGGGTAATTCTGCGGATTTAAAATACCAGCAACGACCATGGCACAGTTAGTATTTGTAGAGCCGCCCGCTGTCACTTCCAACGCTTGCAATCTCATCTGCGCACGATTAATAAGATCTCGCACCCCTAAGTCGCCTGGAATAGCGTTACTGACACTGGGCGCTAGTCTAATGGCAAATGTAGTAACTGGCACAGTACTAACTTGGATGTTTGGAATAACATAGTTAAAAATATAGCCGCGGTCATCGTCAAATCCGCCGTCAGCTAGATATGCTGAACCCCAATGACTTAACTGCGGACTTGCAGTTTGACCAACTAAAATAACACCATTACCTGCACTGTGAACGGTAGCAGTACTACCAGTAAACTGGCGATTCTGACCAGCGGTAAACTGATTTAGTGTGTATGCACGAGTCAACCCGTTTAATGTATTGGTTGCTGTGGTTATACTGGTATAGTTAATGATTTCTTGGTCAACCATAACATTACCTGCGTTAGGGAAAAAGGTAGTATCGCCGATAACCATACTAGTATCACTGGCTAACATAGCATTAGTTAATGTACTGTGGGCACCTTCGTTTAATACTTGATAACGCACAGGCATATTACCAGTACGTTGATAAGCTTCTGTATTAACGTTACTGTTTTTCATACGATGTACAATAATATAGTTGCCATCTGGACCACGAAGCATCCAATCAATAAAACCAGCACCATACCATGTCCATTGCAGGCCAATCATCTGCATCTTATTCACTTGCAAATTATATCCGCTGGGATTATAGATACCATTACTACCATCGCAACGATCCATATTCCATTGATTTTGTGGTATTATTTTATCTAATATTTTAACAATCTTGGCACCACTGGTACTTGTGGATCCACGGAATGGCGGATTAACAATAATTTGTGTATCACTTTGTACACCTGTAACTACGTGTGTCATACCTTTAAGTACAATACGATCACCTGCTAAAAGCTGTTGAGTATAACGACTATTACCGCCTGTAATCACGTGACTACCTACTGTGGCAGTTACTAATCCGATCAAATTAGCAGTACTAGTTCTCTGACCAATAGCCATTTGAATACCATCATATTGCCAAAATACACCGTTTTGATCGTCAAATGTACCAGCGCGAACTGTGGCTCCATACCAGTTTTGAATACTTAAAGTACCTGGCGCACCAATACTTGGATTGGTACTACCTAGTGTATTTGTTGCCAAAAACGACAATGAACGTTCGTCTACGATTGCAGTAACAGTATAAGTTCCGTTATATCCAGATGTAAGAATATTACTTAATACAACAACTGCACCTATTTGAGCACCGTGGTCATTATCATCTAATACCACAGTAACAGTACTTCCTGGTGCAGTACCTGTAGCACTAATACTTCTAACATTATAGTTAGGAGCAAACAAGGCGCCTGTGTTATAGTTAATGGCTTTACCAGATTGGTAACGTAGATATTTCTTACTTTGACGAATAGCATCCATTCCTGGTGCAGGACCGCCTGTACCTAACTGAACACCGCCGTCAAATGGTCTATGATAATAATAACTATCAGTTCTTGGATAAATGTAACCAGTAATGGTACCAGTGATATTACCTACGTTACGAGCAGGATAGGTAAATGTGGTTGCACTGGGAACACTACTGATGTAAAATGGTCCTTGAGCAAGTTTGTTTAAGTTAGTTCCGTTATCACTAGTGACTAGAGTAATAATAGGATCTCCTGGCATAAAACCGTGAGGATCGGTAGAAGTAACTGTGATTGTGGCAGTAGTGGATGCGCCGCCGCCTGCAAACGAAAATGTCACATTGGTTAAACTTGATCCAGTATAGAAACCACCTTTACGTATAACTGTGGATTGTTGACTAATCACTGTACCACTACTTGCACCAACTTGACCTTTGGCATAATAACTAAATTGAGTCGAACTTGTTACACTATCAACAATAAATGAACCACCTGCACGATCATAACTAGCCACTGTTTGCAACAATGCATTAACTGTGATAGCGCTACCTGTAGTTAATCCATGAGGATAGTTTGTGTTAACTGTGATATAACTTTGAACACCTGCTTGTCCACCGCTGGCATAACTAGCATCTGATGTGACACTGGCAATACTTAAATCAGTACCTGGTACTTCATAGATACCGGGATATCCGCGTAGTTGACTCAATGACTGCCATTTAGTAGGTTGTTGTCCGTATTCAAAGTCAGCATCGATCATACTTTGTGGTTGACTTACACGAGTACGTTCCCAACCATCAGTACCCATAGCCCACGGACGGGTAATAATTGCACCTTGTTGATTTTCTGTATAAATCTGCAATACATCACTACTACTCATACCAGTAGTGCTATAGGCTAATGTAATAGTTGTTACACCATCACTACGCATTGCTTCTGTAGGAAATGCTGTAGTATTACCTCGGCTAAAACTAGTGGTTGTACCAGTATATCCGTTAGAGGCAAAATTATAAATTACGGTATTGCGAGTAACATTTGTAATAACCAGTAACTGATCTAATCTTACATTACCGGGAATTTGAATAGTGCCTGCCCCAGCTCCGCCTGGTGTAAAAATATATTGTCTTACTAGCTGTTTTGCCATTTTTATTTTTTCCTTTTATATTCCCATTGCCACAGCCATTGCTGTAGCAAATGCTGTAATATCTTGTCCATTTTGTTGTAAACTGCCTGCTACATTCAAGTTACCCTGAATTGTACCACCACTACTACTTATCGCATTGGCAATGCTTACAGAATTAAAGCTGATTACCCCAATCACTGTGCCATTGCTTGGTATACTACTGAATACAATGCTTGTACCATTGTTGGCAGTATAGGTAGTTGGATACTGTAGTACACCGTTTTGGTAAACTTGTACTGTTGCTGTATTGTAGTTTGTGGCAAATGTTGTAGTTGTACCATTACTTGTATACTGGTTAAAGATGTAGGCTTGTTGTCCGCTTGGGTTAAATGACTGCTGACTAATAACTTGAACAACATCACCAGCATTTCTAGGTGTAGCCAATACAACTGTACTGCCATTGCTGGCTGTAAAGTCACCTGCTACAGAACTCAAACTAATACCGTTAACAAATACCTGTATTTGTCCAACTACATAACCGCCACTGATAGCAAATGTTGTGGTATTTGCCGCTGCGGTAAATGTTTGTATGCTGTTTGGTAATAGTTGTGTGCCACCTGCATAAACACTACCAGCATACAATGCTCCACCGACTCCGACACCACCTGCTACAGTTAGTGCGCCAGTAGTAGTTGAAACAGAAGCAGTAGTTGCAGACAACACCACAGGCACGCTAAATGTTGCGGTATTGTCGTCCATTACCAACGAATACACCCAGTTTACAGTACTAGTATTGGCAGGTGCTGTTCTAAATTCATGGCGGCCGTTGCCAAGATGTTGAATGTATAATAAACTCTTTTGTAGGTTAGTGTCTTGGGCCCATGGACCACCATAAACCGCATTAGTGGAAAGATTTAAACCATTGCCATCTGACCCAACTCTAGCTGTCGAAGTAGTTGTAGCGTTTACAAATCTTAGTTTTTCCCATATAGCAGAGTTAATAACATTAGCGGCTGTTGTAGTTGCAGTACTACCAACAGTAATCGATCCGGTGCTCGGATTGATACTGAAAGTACTGGTTGTGTATTCTGGTAAAGCCTGTGCTGTTGCAGTGTTTACACTGACAAAGACTGGATAATATGTAGCATTAGTTGCAGTAGCTTGTACCGTCACTCCAGATGCATTACCAGTACCTGTGCTGACCGCATAACCGTTAACATAGAAGTTTGTAGCAGTTACAACACCATTAAAGTAGCCGCTGCCGTTTACTGCAAGTTTTTCACCAGCAATTGAAGTTGTTGATGCATATCCAATACCAGTATAACCCAAGAAGGAGTTTGCTGCCAATGCGTCTGCCTGACTAATACCCCAACGGTTAGTGATGCTACCATATGTACTGACTGTTGGTGCCCCAAGATACATGCCCCAACTGTTAACTACTGTTACAGTGCTAGCAGACCCGATAGTACCGCCACCACTGCTATAAAAAGCATAACTGTTGGTGATAACCGACGAAGTGTTGGAAGTCAAGTTGGCAGCAACACCAGTAGCATTTCCGCCAGCCAAAAATTGGTATAGAGCACCAGCACTGCCTTGATTGACGATGGCCTGACTATACATACCAACGATAGCACTGGTATATGCTGAAGATGATGTGAGGGATTGATTGCCAGATTGACTGTATATGCCATAGATCGCATTAGCAGGTCCTACATCATTTATATTATCTCTAAGTGATTGGTTGATAATACCATACCATGAAACATTTGATGTTGCAGTACTTGAAAGTATTACCGGCTGATTCCAGAAACTATAGATAGTTGAATTTCCATTGACATTAAACTGTGGAGCATTCAACAATCCTGCTGTGACTTGCCCAGCAGCAGTGGTATAAGGTGTAGAATTTTGTAATAGATTAAAAATTTGGCTGGTAGTAGTAATCGCCCCAGTGATATTAACATAAGGTAATGTACTCGGGCCACCATTACTGACAAACTGACTAGAAGTTGTAATACCACCAACAAATAATCCGCCACCAATACCCACACCGCCAGCAACTGTTAAAGCACCGGTATTAGTTGATGTCGAAGCAGCAACGCCATTAATAGCTGTGGAAGTATTAACTGTTATTGCAGTTCCATTCCACGACATAACAGCTGAACTTGTTGTTCTTGTATTCAAGAATGTAATGTTTGGACTGCCTACAACAGTATCATCACCTTGTACAATCAAGTTACCGTTACTACCTGCAACTCTTTGTAGCGTTAAACTGTATGCTGTATTTGATGTTGTTGACCCAGTACCAACATTAGAACCTGCACTGCCAGCAAAATATCCAGAACCAGTGAATGTTACAGCCCCATTACCTGGATTGATTGTAAAACTACTTGTTGTATATTCAGCTTGACCAGCCGTTGTCGATGTGTTTAATGTATTGACAAAAGTTGGATAATAAAGGGCATTGTTAGTGGTTGCTAATGTAACTACTGTAGATGCAGTGCTAACAATAGTACTCAATGTACCAATAAATGTACCGTAGAATGTTGTAGCTGTAACAACACCAGTGACATTTATGTTTGCCCCGGACAAGTTGTTTAGTTTTAAGTTAGCATACGCACCCTGCCAAGCAAAGCCGCTGGTACCAACTGTGGCTACACCTAATCTTAATGTAGTATCAGCAGCATTAGTGTCAGGACCAAATGCCCACCAGTTACCACTTGCCCAGTTACCGGTGTATTGTGGGACACCTGCTGCGGTTGAATACTTGCCATTAGCAAATGCATAGGGGTTATTGGCTGATCCTAACTGGCTAGCTGCACTACCTATCTGTAAAACACTGCCGCCAGTTACGGCTGCTATTGGACTAGTGATACCACCTAATAAGAAGTTGCCGTTGGTGTCAATCGCAGCACCTAATGTTGTGCTGTTGATGTTAAAGTTTAATGCACCTGAGCTACCAAATGTTGTAGCAGTTACAACGCCACCTACAAATAGTCCGCCACCAATACCAACACCCCCAGTTACTTGTAAAGCACCGCTTGTGGCTGAGTTTGATGATTGTGTTGATAGAATTCTTACATTACCCACGCCGTTGGTTAAAATAACACTACCTGTAGATTGGTTATTAATTCTTACATCAGTATTTGATGTAGTCGAAGCGTTATTAATCCATAGGTTGCCATCACTGATTGAATGAATATGGAAATTGCCATCATCAAATATTTGTCCATGTGTGCCAATATATACGCCACCAGGATTTCCACTTGCAACTTGTAATGATCCGCCGACGTTTATAGCACCAGTGGCCGCGTTGATGTAAAAACTGCTGGTTGTGTATTCACTCTGATAACCAGCAGTGGCGTTATTTGAACTAACAAATACTGGATAGTAACTTGCATTACCAGTTTGTGCTACTGTCAATACATTATTAGCGTTTGTAGCAGTACCGGCACTTAACCCACTGACTGCTGTCCAAGTTGCTGTTGTTGCACCTGCGGTCAACACATAACCTGCGTTACCTAATGGAATAAATGCGGTTGTACCGGCTGCTGATTGAATTGGAATACTACCAGTAGCACCACTAGCAATGTTTGTAGCAGTAGTAGCAGTGCCTGTTAAGTTACCAGTAACATTACCAGTAACATTAGCAATCACAGTGGTAGCAGTTACAATACCGTTAACATATACACCACCATTAACGCTGAATATTTCACCTTTTTGTGTACTAGTATAAGAACCAACACTGCTATAACTTGTAGCAAAATGGTTAGCAGATTTAAGACCAGTTGCAGCAGTTCCACCTACTACCCAGTTAGCTACACCATCAAAGTAAAACGATGCATACGCAGTACTTGAACTAGCGCCTATATAAAGACCACTGTTGATTGCTAATAGTGCAGTTGTACTGCCGGTGCTCAATATAATGGCACTGTCACCGCTACTAATAACATTTTTGTTGACAACAAACTGTGTACCATCAACATACAAATCGCCAGCAATGTAAGCAGTACCGCCTACATTTAATCCACCGCCAATACCAACCCCACCACTGACTACTAAAGCACCTGAGCTGGTACTGTTGGTAGCTGAAGTTGAATAAACTGTTAGGTTACCGCTGGTATCTAACTGCATTCTAGTAACACCAGGAGTAAACCAACGGAACGCACCGCTATAGTTGTCTATTTCCCAGTTTTGTGCAGTATTGCCATTAAAGAAACCGGCTCTGGGACTTGGTGTTCCCGAACCTGATATACCAATAAACACACCTGGTTGAGTTGTGCTTTCGTTAAATGCACCAGCAAACTGTCCGTAACCAGCAGTGATAATGTTGCCGCCTAGACCAATACCACCCGATACAACCAATGCACCAGTTGTAGTTGTTGTAGATAATGCTGTAGAAGTTATTAATGTTGGTACAGAAATAGTGCTACTTGTTGTATTCAACACCATTAATGAAGTAAATCCGCTAGTGGCTCGGAATATAAACTGTCCGCCTTGGGCAGCATTGACAGACGAATCAAAGTACATGATACTGCTAACAGTGGACAAATCACGAATTGCCATGTTAGCAGGACCAGAACTAGCTTGCATACCTAAAGCAATGTTGTTATAAGCACCATTGCCTGCTAGGAATGCTGTACCACCAGTACCGTTGACTGCACCTGTTACAGTGCCGCCAATACTGATATTACCGGTAGCCGCATTAATACTAAAACTACTTGTTGTATATTCGCTTTGATAAGCAGCAGTGGCATTGTTGGCACTGACAAATGTTGGATAATAAGTTGTATTAGCAGGCTGTGCGGCTGTTAGAATGTTATTGGCATTTGTAGCAGTACCGGCACTTAAACCGCTAACTGCGGTCCATGTAGCAGTAGTTGCACCTGCTGTTAACACATAACCTGCATTACCTAACGGAATGTATGCAGTTGTACCAGCAGCCGATTGGATTGGAATACTGCCAGTAGCACCGCCAGAAATATTATTTGCCGTTACAGCCAATGCCATTAATGTTGCTGTATTCAATGTCAATGTGACATTGGTACTTCCATTGAACGAACTACCTAGAATACCTGTACCTGTTGACAGTGTACCTATCGTTGAATAAGCAGTAGCAGCATTAGTAGCAGTAGATGCAGTTACAGCATTAGCGACTAGAGTTGCTGTGTTAAATGCTAGGGCATAGGTAGCAGTTGTGGCCCAAGTAGAAGTAAATGCAGTTACCGCATTGGCAACCAATGTTGCTGTGTTAAAACTTTGTGCAAATGTAGCAGTAGTTGCCAAACCAACCATAATGGTTGCTGTGTTTGAAGCATAAACATTACCATAGAAGTTTGTAGCAGTTACCGTTCCACCAACAAATACACCACCAGCAATGCCAACACCACCTGCTACTTGTAAAGCACCAGTGTTAGTTGAACTAGCAGCGGTAGTTCCATTAATAATATGATTTGTACTAGTTAATGATCCAGTAACAGTTAATCCACCGTTAATACTAACAATGCCTGTGCTTGGGTTAATACTAAAACTACTAGTTGTATATTCGCTTTGATAAGCAGCAGTGGCATTGTTTGTGCTAACTAAAGTTGGATAATAGTCGGCGTTGGCTGTTTGTGCCGCTGTTAAAATGTTATTAGCATTGGTTGCAGTACCAGCAGTTAAACTACCCAATGCTTGCCATGTAGCAGTGGTTGAACCAGCAGTTAATACATATCCACTAGAACCTAATGGGATATATGCAGTTGTACCAGCCGCTGACTGAATTGGAATGCTACCTTGAGCACCACCAGTAATATTGTTTGCGTTTGTAGCTGTTACGGCATTGACAGCATTGGCAACTAAAGTTGCTGTATTAAATGCCTGTGCGTAAGTAGCAGTTGTAGCCCATGTAGCAGTAAATGCAGTCACAGCATTAGCAACTAGTGTTGCTGTATTAAATGCTAGAGCATAGGTAGCAGTTGTAGCCCAAGTAGCGGTATAAGCATTAACAGCGTTGGCAACTAAAGTTGCTGTGTTAAAACTTTGTGCGTAGGTAGCAGTTACAGCCAATGCCATTAATGTTGCTGTATTCAATGTCAATGTGACATTGGTACTTCCATTAAATGAACTACCTAAAATACCTGTACCAGTCGAAAGCGTACCTATGGTTGAATAGGCAGTAGCAGCGTTAGTAGCAGTAGATGCAGTTACAGCATTGGCAACTAGTGTTGCTGTATTGAAACTCTGTGCGTAGGTAGCTGTTGTAGCCAAACCAACCATAATGGTTGCAGTGTTAGTTGCAAAAACATTACCGTAGAAGTTTGTAGCAGTTACATTACCACCAATATAAGCATTACCAGAAATACCAACGCCACCATACACTACCATTGTACCAGTAGCAGTAGATGTAGCTGGTGTATTTGGTGTATTCATTACCACAGCGATTGCTGCATTGGTTACTGTAGAAGTTGTTCCATTGGCCAGTACAAATCGCATCTGTGTACCGCTGGTCAATGTACCAAATACCAAGTCACCTAAACCTGCTGTGGCATTTTGACCAACCATTAAATAACCGTCGTTTGGTCCTATTGTTGTTCCTAAACTATATAACTGTGTGCCATCAAAGGTACTGCTGGCAATACCCATGTCAATGTAAGCAGAACTCAACGAAACGTTATCTGCAGATGCAACAATATCAGTTGATGCTTTTGCACCTGGGTTAATGTTTTGTACATTAACTTCCATGTAGTTGTTTAGGTTACCGGATGCTTGGAACATGGTTTGAGCAAATGGGGTAAAGTTTGTTATACCCGCGTACAATGCTCCACTGCCTGTCGCATCACCGTAGAATGTACCACTATTAGCAACCAGCGTATTCAACAAAACATTGGTTCCTGTAATAATACCTGTAACATATAAGTTACCAGTTAAGTAACCGTCCCCGTTAATATTAAAACCGTTGTTACCACCGATGCCACCAGCAACATATAAGGCATTGGAACTATAAGAACTTGTACTACTTTGAGTGCTGGTTACGATTAATGTTGCTACTTGATTAGTAAAACTTGGGCCGCTTGTTCCATTGCTAACCAACAATGTTCCAGCAGTACCTGGTCCGGTGAAGGCAGTTGAACCAACAGCAGATTGATAAGGTACTTGACCAGCGGTACCGCCTGCTAGATTAGTAGCAGTTGTAGCACTGCCTGCACTTAAACCACTGATAGCAGTCCAAGTGGCTGTATTTGACCCAGCAGTTAGCACATATCCGTTAGTGCCTAGAGGAATAAATGCAGTTGTGCCAGCAGCACTTTGAATAGGGATGCTACCAGTAGCACCACTAGCAATGTTTGTAGCAGTAGTAGCAGTACCGGTTAAGTTACCAACATGCAGGGTAGCAGTAACAGTGCCACCGACAAATAGTCCTCCTGCAATACCTGCTCCGCCCGCAACTTGTAAGGCGCCTGAATTAGTACTAGTTGTTGCTAATGTAGATAATATTGTAGCCGTATTTTCGACCACAATACCTTTTCTGACTCTGAAGTCAGCGGTTTGTGCTGTTATTGCCATTTATTCGCTTCCCTTTCCACGTGTAACGGCGGTTACTGATATGTTATTTATATGTTTTGGAAATTAAGGGTTAGGTACTGCTATTTAGGCCGTAGTTGATGTAGTAAAACTGATTATACCTGTGCCAGAAGTAAACACATAAATGTAGTTTCCAGATGTATTTGTAAATGAATAGTTTAGTGTTCCTGGTATAGACATAACAGCATATGTATTGGGATAACTTACTATAACCACACCTGATCCGCCATTGCCGCCGTTAGTAGCTCCCTGGCTTTGATTCTCGCCGCCGCCAGCAACTACTAAAATCTGTACTGTATTAGTAGTTAAAAAATATGTAGTTACAGGTATATGTGATTAATGTCACTGCTCCATTAAACGATAACCCGCCACTAATATTCATTATTAAATCGCAATCGCAGTACGCTGTAGTTTAATAACCATTGAACTTGGGCTAGTTGGTGTAAACTTCAATACGACATTTGTACCAGAATAAGCTGCATCAAATGTTCCTAGTTCACCGTTATTAGTCATAACCGCATATTCTGTCATGTAAACATTAGTGCCACCATCTTGGAACAACATGATTTTCTCAACATGGATATTTGGCAAATCGGTGATTTGAACTGTGTACTCTGCACTTCTGTAACTGCTTGTACTAAATGTATCCAAATATTGAGTTACGCCAGATTGTCCGCTTGATATTGTTGCGCTTACATAACTAGATTCTAAGTAAGCATTACCAGCAAATGCAGATACAGTTGTACCAACAGTACCAGTATTACCACCGTAAACTACACCGCCAACGACGACATTACCACCGACTCCAACACCACCGGTAACTTGTAGTGCGCCTGTTGTAGGACTTGTACTATTTGTAGTAGAAGTCATGTAAACAGTATTAGTAAATGTACTAATACCATTGACTGTTAGGTTACTGGTAATAGTTGCTGTTGTAGCAGTAAAGTTACCAGCACTAGCATTACCTAAATTGATTGGGCTATTTAATGTTAATGTGCCGTCAATAGTTGTAGGACCGTGTACTGTTAAACTTGTAGCAGTCACTACAGTAGCAGTAACACCTTGTAGGAAAGATTCACCATTGACCGTTAAGTTGCTGACAATAGTTGCTGTTGTAGCAGTAAAGTTTGTAGCAGTAGTTGAACCTAGTGTTGTTTGACCTGTAACAGATAAAGTAGTTGCTGTAACAAGTCCGGCTGTAACACCTTGTAAAATACTTTCTCCGCCAACTGTTAAGTTATTAACAACTGTTGCGGTGGTAGCGGTAAAGTTTGTAGCAGTTGCAGAACCAAGTATTGTTTGTCCAGTAACTGTTAAGTTACCATTTACTGTTTCATTGCCATTTACTGTTACACTTGTTGCTGTAAATGCAGTAGCAGTAACCCCTGCTAATGTACTTTGACCAACAACATTTAATGTGGTATTAATAACAGCGGAAGTAGCTGTTAATATTGTAGCAGTAACACCTGCTAATGTACTTTGACCACTAACATTTAATGTAGTAGATGTTAAGTTAGTGGCAGTTACTGCACCACCAACAAACAATCCGCCACTAATACCAACACCACCAGCTACTGTTAATGCGCCTGTATTGGTACTAGATACACTGGTATTTGCAGCATAGAAACTAGCAACAATGTTGCTGGCCAATGTGCCGCCAGTATGGATATAAACATATTTGTTAGCAGCATCTGTACCTAGTGTTAAGTTACCGCCATCAACATACAAGTAACCGTCATTGGCACCGCTAATGGTCCAAGTAGCAGTGGAGAATCCACTGTTATTGATACCCATGTCAATGTAGTTAGACGAGTCAGTACCGTTATTTGCAGTTGCAATAAAATCACTACTTGCTTGATTACCAGTACTGGTGTTTTGAATCTGTATTTGTGTATAGCCATTGACATTATTTGTCAATACCATTAATGGATTAGCTAGGCCAATAGTACTTTGTGTAGGTCCGCCGTAGAATACGCCGCCTACATACATATTTTGAGCAACACCAACACCACCAGCTACTTGTAAAGCGCCAGTATTAGTTGAGCTTGCACCAGCTGTTCCAATAACACTGATGTTTGTAGCGGTCAAGGTCTGACCAATAATCGCACTATTAGTTACATTTAGAGCTGTATTAGTGCCGGTTATTGCTACGTTAACAAATGTACCAGTAGTACCACTGATTGTATCTAAACCAACACCTTTTAAGAAAATGCTGCCGTTAACATTAACGTTACCACCAACCCACAAGTCTTGGCTAATACCGGCACCACCAGTTACCATCAAGGAACCACTTGCGCCAGTTGCCGCAGTAGCATTGTTGCCGCCACCTATAGCAATGTTAGTTGTAGTGAATAAACCTTGTGTACCACCATATCCGGTTGGATTGAATTCTAAACTGGTACTAAATGCGGTTTGACCTGGTGCAGATTGGTATGGAATCTCATAAGCCAACCCTGCTTGAATATTTGTAGCAGTAGTTGCATTACCTGCTGTCAATCCAGAAATAGATGTCCAGGTCGGTATGCCACCAGCCATTTCCAAAATAGTGCCATTGGTGCCAGTTGCAATAAATCCAGTTTGACTTGCACCTGTTTGATATACTAGCTGGCCGACTGCACCCCCGTAGATATTACCAGGAGCACCTGCTTGTCCTAAAATAGCATTAATGTTTGTTGCGGTAATGGCGCCGGCAGCATATACACCACCTGCAACACCTAGACCACCTGCAACTTGTAAAGCACCTGTATTAGTTGAACTTACACTTGCAGTAGAGTTAACTTTAACACCACCACTAGATACCCAGTTTGCAACTCCATCATAAGTTAAACTAATATAAGCAGTTGACGAACTTTGACCAATATATAAACCAGCACCGTTGGCTAATATGGCACTTGTGCTACCTGTACTTAAAACAAGAGCATTATCGCCTGAGCTAATGGTATTTTTGTTAACAACAAACTGTGTACCATCAACATACAAATCACCAGCAACATAGGCTGTGCCGCCAACATATAATGCACCACTAATGCCAGCGCCGCCAGTAACTTGTAAAGCACCAGAACCATTGGCAGCACCAGTTGCCGCACTATTAGAGTTAGCAATCAAATTGCCAGATACTGTAGCAGCACCAGATACTGTTAATGTTGTAGCTGTTACAGATGTAGCAGTAACACCTTGTAATGTACTTTGACCTGTAACAACAAGGCTTGTTGCTGTCACTAAACCAGCGGTAACACCTTGTAAAATACTTTCGCCAGTTGCATAAAAAGTTGTAACAGTAGTGATTGCAGCATTTAATGCACCTAGTGTACTTTGACCTGTTACATTTAATGTGCTTTGTAGTGTTGCCGGACCAGTAACTGTTAAGTTAGTTGTAGTAAAGTTTGTAGCAGTAGCACTAACAAATGTAGATAATCCTGTTACATTTAAAGTATTAGTAAAGTTAACAGCATTGGTAGCAGTTAATGTACCATATACAGTCGTAGCGCCGTAAAATGTGGAAGTAGTACCGACTATTAAGTTTTTATTGATTGCGGCGCCGCCAGCAACTTGAAACGTGCCAGCTTGCGATCCTTGCGTGTACGTAGCAGTAGTAACTGGGGAGGTACCTTCTACGGATAACCCTGCTCGGGTGATAAAATCTTTAGTTAGTGATGTTAGTGCCATATTAGTGTATTACCCTTCGTTAGAACGCTACCGTTGTCCTTATCAATTTTATTGTCATTGTTGTTCCTGATATGTAAGGTGTAAAATACAATCTTACATTATTATCAAGTTCAACATCTGCTGAAAACTCGCCTAATACTGTGGGTCCCACTCTGCTATACTCTGTAGAATACACATTCTGCAAGTTATCAACCAATAACAAAATCTCAACTGCTTCAAATAATGCCCCGTAACCTGCTCCTGATTCTATTTGAACTACATATTTTGCAGTTCTATAGTAGGTTACTGGATACACATCTATCACAGTTGTCGCTGTTGTATTTATTACAGTCTGCGCAGAAGTGATATCTGCGGCTAAAAGTTGTATGGCACCGCCTATAGTGATGTTGCCGCCTACCCCAATACCGTTTTTAACTACTAGTGCTCCGGTAGTAGTGCTTGTAGAGTCTGTGGCATTGGTTAAAGTTATTACTTGATCTGATATAGCACCGCGTGTTGTTACAGATTCTAATGTACTAATATCGCTAAAATACAAAGTATTAGAAGTAGCAGTAATTAAAATATCAGGCCCAGATTGTACAACATTGAAAAAACTAGCGGTTGTGAGTACTTGATGGGCTTGCAAATAAAGGTTCCCGCCTACCCATAAATCTCGGCCAATGCCAACACCGCCTTGTACAACTAATGCTCCTGTTGTAGTAGACGTTGCATTTGTATTATTAGCAATATTTTCAGTACCAGTTAATGTTAAGTTTCCAGTGAGGTTAGTGGTTCCACCAACAGTTAAGTTACCTCGAATACCAACCCCTCCAGCTACAGTTAGTGCGCCTGTAGTAGTCGAGGTCGATGCTGTTATATTTGTAAGACAAATAGTTTGATCAGTTGTATTTCCACGAAGTGTTACTGATTCTAATGTGCTAGTATTCCATATAGTTGCGGTAAATCCCACTGTGGCAATAGCAGTATCAGTGCCAGCTAACAATGTCATAACACCTTGTGAACTGGTGTTAGATTGTGTAATATATTGATAGATAGTAGCACTGGTAATAACCACTGCGCCGCCTACGGTAGCTGTATTACCGGTTACCACAAAATTGTAGGTAGTAACTGTAGACACATTTTGTGGTGCTACCGTTTGTATTGACCAAACTGAACCGTTCCAAATGTATGTTTGGCCGCTGGCTGTGGTATATTTTTGTCCGATTGTTGGGTTACTTGGAAATCCTAATGTTGCCATATTTTTTACTCTTTATAGTTGTGCTATTTGTACCCAGAAGTAGTTTGTACCGTCAAGGATATATTGATATTCTGCCAATGTATCCGAGTTAATCCAAAAATCTCCTATGTTAGGTAATAGCGGAACTGTTGTACTTACCGTTACTTGTGGACTATATAGTTTATAGTTTTCTTGTGGATTACCGTCTGCACTATAGATACTACCTTGTACACCCACACCTCCGGCAACAGTGACTGCTCCAGATGTTTGATTTGTAGAAGGTGTAGTATCTGTTACACTAATATTAGTAGCAGTGGTTGACAACAGATTGGCATTCTTTGGAGTAGATGCTCCAATGACTATATTATCAATGTGGCCAGTAACAGAAGGATTAACAACTACAGTGCCAATAGGACTTAACGTTACTGTTCCTGTACCTGTAGCATTTAAATTAGCGCCTACAAATAAACTGCCGCTTAGTCCGGCGCCGCCGTAGACATTAAATGCACCAGTTGTAGTTGAAGTAGAATCATCTCCTAGTCCAACACCTACATCTGCATTTAATTCTAAATACCCCGAACCGTTGTAATAAAATACCGAACCTATATTGATTTGATTATCTAATCCGTCTACTAAGTTTGAACCTGCTATGGAAATATTGTTATTACCCTTGGTCATATTATAGGCCACTGTTGGTCCTATAAAGACATTGTAACTACCTGTTGTAAACCCAGATGCAGCGCCATGTCCAACAAATATATTTTGATCTCCGTCATATATACTATTGCCTGCATTAGTTCCAAGAGCAATATTATCAATATTAGAAATAACACGGAATACTGTTCCGCTGTTTACATATGTTGAACCCTGTGTACTAACAGGAGTTCCGGTGCAGTTAACATCTCCTTGTGAAAATAAAGAAAATGTATCTGTAGTCAAAGATTTAGCACGGAAATAGTTTCCGTTAAGTGTACCATTAACCGTTCCAACTGTTCCGTAGATTGCTATTTCTGTACCTGTACTCAGCCCGTGATTGGGGACTGTAACAACAGTTGTAGATCCTACGGCCAATGAAGTAATGTTTCCAATAAGAACTTGAGGAATAGTACCAGCTGTGTATAAACTGCTATCACCAATCGCTATAGTATTTGTTAAGTAAGTACCGGTACTTAGTGCATAGCGCCCAATAGCAATAGAGTTTACAGCACCGCTTGCGCCACCAGTATATAATTCTTGTAATGCACCCCATCCGATAGAAATACTATTTTCACCATCTGCTTTACCGTCAGTAAAATTTACTTTACTAAAAGGATCTCCGGTGATAACAATGTTATTTTGATTAGGATTTCTTCCTTGTCCTACACGCAGACCATTTATATAGATATCTTCACCTGTGTGTAATCCATTAGCAATACCGACGCCACCGTGAACAACTAAAGCACCTGTACTGGTTCCAGTATTAACAACATTACCTGTAATGTATACAATACCTGTTGTTCCAGTACCTAGTAATGTAACATTACCATCAGGTAGTAGACTATAAACTTTTCCGTTTGTAAATTCTAAGTTACCTAAACTTGATACAAATGTAACTTGCGAACCAGAGTTAGCAACAAGTGTATAACCTGTGCTAGTGGTAGGTGTAGGCCCCAGTTGATACTGTACATTGGTTAAGTTAGCATACCCTAATGGTCCGCTACTGTTTAATCTTGATCCACTTAGTAATCCCGGCATTTTTATATCCTATTATGAGTTAGCAGTTTCAAGTACACTTAAAACTAACTGTAATGTTCCTGGTGTGTCTGCATATGCATAAACTTTATCTAGTTGTTCAAGAATTAGTTTGCCGCTTAATGGACTACCAGCATCGTTTGGAGGGATTCCGTAGTTTACTACCAAAGGACTGATGGTATTTCCAGGTTGACCACCATTGCCCTGTGCATCTGCTAGTACAGGTCGGTTTCTGTAATGAGCAAAACTTACAGAATGAGTTTGTGTGGTTAGGTTTGCAACCTGGGCCATCAGAATGATCGATGTAATACCAATAGGTGCTGTATAAACCGATGTCCAGTTTGTAGAAGTCAACACCGCTGTTTTTGTTTTAAATGTGTTTAATGGTAGTTGTGCCATTTTATCTTATCCTTATAATGCTTCGATTGCTAGAATGAACGGTGTCATATTAGCAAATAATGATTGTACAAATGTTCTACCACTAATAACACCAGTGGCCTGACTAATAACCAAACTAGGACCGATACGGAAATCGCCGTTTTGGTCAGTCGAAGTAAAGAATACTTTACCACCGCCTAGTTGAACTGTTTCTCGTGCCTGTATAGGGTCTGCTTGTCCTACTTGAGGCAATGCTCCGTAGTTAGTTCCAGCACCAACGTATTCAAATACATATCCAGAAGCAGATATGTAACTGCGTTGATAGAAGTTAACAGTTGCACCGTCCGGGAATAGTGTAGGATCTGTTACTGCCTGTTCCATTTCTACAATGTGATATGTGCCTGGACGACTCCAGTAACTCAAACCAGCATAGACCATATTGTAGTTGCCGCCTGTTTCTAAATCATATATTAACTGTTGTAGGATTAATGCAACATCTCGTACACATTTTTGTGCTTGTCCGTGACTCATTGTTGCACCGTTGTATACACTAGCATAGAAATGGTTAACATATGCAACAACTTCAGCGGTCATGAAGCTCAAGTTGGCATTGATTAAATCAATAGCACTACCTGCTCCATTTGGTATTGTTCCTGTTTTTGTAATCAAACTGCTTGGGACAACACTCAATGCAGCATTTAAGTTAGTTGCAGTAACAATAGTTTCCAAATAACCAAAACGCAAATCAATAAATGGCTGAGATGCGCTACCACCTGAAAAACTACTATTAGTTACCTGCGTTACAGTATTTTGATATGTAGGACTATAAACTGTATTGTTAATAACATAATCGGTTAATGTGTTTAGATAACGAATAGCAGCAGCATGTGCATCTATTTGGCTAACTGTGGGACCATTAAACAATGGATTTGTATTAGCCGACAAGATATTTGTTCCTGTAACATACGGTTGATTAGCAACATTACTAGTCAACACATCATAGTAAGCATTTCCTGAGAAATAAATCGTAAAGTAACTACTATTGTCAGGGAAACTTGCACCACTAGTCAATGCTTGACTTAGAGTAATACTGTTATAGTTAATGTCTACAACAGTTGTACCGGTAGCACAATAAAGAACACCATAGTTTGTATTCACTACGGGAGGAGGATTTTGAGTTAAGAATCCAGGGGCTCCTGTATTTTGAATAGCAAGTACCGTACCAGTACTGCTAATATAATTTCCAAATTCATCATGTTTATATGGGAATTTATCATAAGGGAAACCAAACTGGTCAATAACATAGACATTGTTTCCAATATGTACATCAGTAGTATCAACACCAGACAATGAAATTGTACCAGTTATTAAAGTACTGGTTGTAGGTTGTGCATTTAAGAACCCTTGGATAACAACACCATTAGCAGCTAGTTCCGGACTGTTATATGCACTGCTATATGAAGACGGTGGAACAACTTCCATAACCAAACTAATGTGTGGTCGATTGTCTATATCTGGAACAAAGACTTCAATATTACCTTTACTATCTGGGAAATACCCTTCTGGATAATATTGGTCTAAAGAGTTGGCACCGTATACTTCTTGTGGACTAAATGGATATGCTCTATTGATAGGATTATAAACGGTACCACTGAATGCACGACTACCGTAACCCTTAGCAACCAAGCAAAGGTCACCAAAGTTAGCATTACTATTAACAATACTAGCAATACCACCGTTGTCAACTTGAACACCTACGCTGGCAAAAATTGTAAACACAGAAACTAACTGTGCATAGCCATTGTTAGTAACTTTAACACCAACGCCGCCTTGAGTTAACTGTGTAAACGCATCATAAACAAAAGACTGGATAGGACTGCGATCACTAACTACTGAGCCATCAACTAAACTTCCGCCCATAGCACCTATCGAATCAACTTTACGACTATCCCATGTGCTTGTGCTACCTGTTTGTGTTAAAGAAAGTGCATCAACTTCTGAGTTTTGTAATGGGAATACACGAGTATTGCCAAAATATAATGTAGCATTATTTCCTGCTCCGATGGTAGCAGTACTTAGACCAAGAATGTAGGTTCCAGTAGCCACAGGTGTTATCGATGTTATAGTAGGTGAGCTCTTTACATCTAAACCATTAGTTCCTGTTAATGCAAATATACCTCCCCCTGCATAGACTGGTGGAGCAAAATCTGGACCTTGATTAATAATAGTACTAATAATGCCAAAGTTTCTAGCAATAGCCTGTTGTGGCATATAGTTACCACCATATTGGAAGAATGGATTGATAACTTGTTTAGCCACAGTACCAGTTATTACAGCAACAGGTTGATTATTGGCAATTTGTTGTGCAATAGAACTAATGTAACTGATTGCTTGAGTAGTTGTTGTAAGCTCGTTAGCAATATAGTTATAGCCTTGATTCCAATAACTTAATCCTGCTTCGACACTGCGTTGATTTCCGCCTAATAATACATCTTGGCTAACAGCATCAACCATTAAACCAATGTCACGATAGCAATATCCTTGATCGTAGGCAAATGGGGTAATGCTGGCTGTTTTTGCAAGATAGGCAAGGACTTCTGCTATGATAAAACTACGGTTAGCATGTAATAGTGCCCATGCATTTTGTGCGTTAGCATCATATGATGGTGTCAAACTCTGCGGAGTTTTAGGTCCAGCAGCACTTGGTCCGTTAACAATAATTTTTGTGATCTCGGCAATCTTTTGTTTTAACTGTTGTGCTTCTATTACAGTTGCCGGAGTATAGCCCACAACAACTTGTGGGACTACTGATTGATAAGGATTAGCAATGGTATTACCGGTTACAATATTTTGTACAATGTTTCCAATAAAGTTATAAGCTGAAATTGTTTCAGGAACTTCTGCCGGAAGCTGTGTATTGTTGTTGTAACCCCAATAGTATACACCGGATTTAATACTTTGAATATTTCCGCCATGTAATAAGTCAAAGGATACAGCATCAATCATATAGCCAACATCTCTAAAACATGTTGCAGTTGTATAAGATAATGTCGGATAGTTGATATACAAGTAACTCATCACACTATTTTGGAATGATGTTCGATGTGCTTGTATTGCATTATAGGCAGCAACATAGGTTGCAGTTGTGGTAGCAGTTGTTCCAAACTTAACTTGATCAGTAATACCGACTACACCATTAGAAATAATGTTTGTTATAGTACTAAACAATCCAGTAACTAATGTACCAATAGCAGGGCTACCAAATGTAGTAGCAGTATTAGCTACCAAAGAACTCAAGAAGTTAGTAGCAGAAACAATGGCAGAAACTTCTGATCCTACATTGCCTGTGTAACTACCTTGGCTCCAATATTGTAAACCAGCAAATGTACTATCGCTTAGGCTTGCATACAACATGTCCATACCAATAGCATCGACAATCAATCCAGTGTCTCTACTGCATGTTGCTGTATTGAATACAAATGTCGAAGTAGAGTTATATGTGTAATCGATCCATGCTAGAGTTTCAGCAACTAAGAACGAACGGTTTGCTTCGATGATATTATAGGCATTTACAAAATCCTGAGAAGGATTTACAGTTAAACTAACTGGAGTAAACTCGTAGCCCGTAGGTCCATTGGTAATAATGTTTGTCAGAGTACTGACAATAGTAGTTACGGTATTGGCCACAGTAACATCAGCAAGTGGCAAACTTGTTACAGGCAGTACCTTAGTTTGATAAGGATTATATCCCGAAGGATTAGTAATCAATGTTCCGATTACAGAACCCAAGAAACTAAATGCTTGAGAAGTTGCAAATGTTTCTTGAGGGATAACTGTAGATCCATTTTGTGAATAATAGCTCAATCCACTTTGTATTGCTTGACGATTTCCGCCGTATAACAAGTCAAACGATATTGAGTTAATAATGTAGCCAATATCTCGAACACATGTAGATGTATTAAAACTTGTTGATGGATAATTCAATCCAGCAGGACTTTCAATATAAGCAAGAACTTCGGCCTGCATATATGGAATATTAGCTTGTAGCAATGCATAGGTATTTTGTACACTACTTAATGTACTAGCTGTACCGCCATTAGAAACAATTAAATCTGTCCAACCTGAAACATTACCTCTTAGAATACTTAGAATGGTTGCAAACTCAGTATTAACAGTTGCAACTTCTGCGGCAGTACCTGGCTGAATGTTAGTGATTTGAGTAGCATTACTATAACGAGTAATACCCAATAACAAATCATCAGTAGCAGTTGTGTTTGTAATGACTTTGTTTGCTATAGTTTGTAGATATGCTATTGCCGCAGTGGTTGTGGTAATTTCATTAGGGATATTACCTGTATAACTACCTTGATTGTAATATTGTAAACCGGCAAAAGTTGTTTGACTATATTTTGCTGTTGGGAATAATAAATCTGTAGCAATGCTATCAACTATCAATCCGGCATCGCGTTGGCACTTAACCTTGTTATAAGGCAAATAACTAGGACCAGTAGGTTGTACTAGATTCCAGTTAATGTAGTTGAGTGTATTCTCTTGAATAAACTTTCTGTTGGCCTGTAACAATATTTCAGCACTTACATAGGCTGCATCTGGACCAGTACTTGTATAACTTGCAGGAGCAGCCTGAGGACCTTGTACAATAATATCTGTTACAATATTAAACAATGAACTAATAGCTGTACCAGCAACACCACCGTCTACTAAAACGGTATTGATAACCTGCGGAACATTTGGAATGTTAACTACAGGAGGAAGAACTGTACAAGTGTTATTAACGATAACATCTTGAATCAAATCATTTAAGTAGTTGATTGCAGCCACACATTGTGGAATAGAGTTAGCAATGTAACTAACTGGGCCGTTCCAATATGCATTTCCAGATTCTACTGCTTTCTGATTACCACCATAGGCAGCATCATAGGCAATATTTTCAACTAAAATACCTGCGTCTCTATACGATAACTGTATTGTAGAAGTATCGTAGCTAACTGTTTGCATAGTTGCAGCAATAAATGCAATAACTTCTGCTTGAATAAACGCACGATTTGCATGTAATAAAGTCCAAGCATTAACTGCGTTAGTATCGTTGGTTAGTGTTAAGTTTTGTGGAGTCTTAGGACCAGAAGCCACAGGACCATTAACAATAATATCTGTGATAACATTGATATTATTTTGTAGAATGTTAGCTTCAGCGATAGTTCCTGGTGTTCCAGATATTACCTGTGTACTATTACTATATTTTTTAGGAACAGATTGACCTGTTACAATGTAAGGAATGATACTTTGAATGAATGTATATGCCGCGGTTACTTGTGTTATTTCGCTAGGCACTTGTGTGGATGTTGTATAACCGTAATAGTAAACACCCGATTTCAAACTTTGTAGATTTCCGCCATGCAACATGTCAAAGCAAACAGAGTCAATAATGTAACCAACATCTCTATAGCAAGTTGCTGTTGTAAAGTTTGAAGCAGAGTAGTTTAATCCAGAAGGAGAAACAACATAGTTGTAGACTTCTTGTTGTAAAGTAGTTCTAGCTGACTGAACAGCATTATAAGCAGCATTAATAAACACATTAGATGTAGACAAACTTTCTGGAACAACTTGATTTGTTATGTCAGTTGGAGTGCCAGCACCTAATATAGTGGTAATAGTATTAAACAATCCGTTTGTAATCGATGTAGCAGTTGTTCCGCCAATACTAAAGTTAGTAATAGTATTTGCAACTAATGATTTTAAGTAGTTAATAGCCGCAGTAGTTGTTGTTAACTCTCTTGCTATTTGTCCTGTATAGCCGCCTTGACTCCAGTATTGTAGGCCAGCAAATGTACTATCGCTAGTGCTGTTGTACAACATGTCCATGCTGATTGCATCAACTATTAGTCCTACATCTCTACTACAAGTAGCAGAGTTATATGAGAATGTACCATTAGCAAAGGTGTTAACAAGATAAGATGCAACTTGTGCTTGTAAGAAAGGTTTATTAGCCAACATCAATGTACGAGCATTGAAAAATCCTGGATTTTGTTGACCAACTGTGGCATTCATACCAATGGCTAGATTTTCAGCAGCGGTATAAACCCATACTGCGCCTGTATCTGTAGCAGTATATGCATCGTACAATCTAGGATTAGATTTTGAACTCAGCAAGTTAGCGGTGGCCACTGTACCTGTAAAGTTAAGTGTAGATTGTAAACTTCCTGTATATTGTGTAGCAGCTGATCCAGCAGGGCCTGCATTAATAAAACCATTGATTGGCATATTTTCAATATAAACAGTGATGCTAGTTGTGTTAGCGGCCCATGTACCTGTACCCACGGCAACAGGAACTTGTACAGTTTGGTCAGGAGTAAACAATGTACCGTCAACTAACCATGGTCCAGAAAGATTAGTACAGTTCTGAATATACGGCGAATGGAATAAATCGATTTGTTTTCCTGGAGGGAACGCTGTACAATATGCACCTCGGTTTGTTCCGTTTATATAACCAGTACCTGGTAACAATCCGCTACGCCCATTTAAGAACTGCATGAATGCTAGATAGCAACCAGAGTTCATGTGGAACAAGTCTTGTGTCTTGTTGATAGGTTCGATACCTGTAGTACGAATATCTGAACCCATAACGCTAGTATATGGTTTCAGTTGAATAGGGTTATCTTCTAAATAATGCCCCGGAGCAACACGAATTTGTGTGCCTGGTTGATAATAAGGACTTTTAACAGCACCACTAACTGTACGGCAAGCACGGCTTGGATCCATAGCACGACCGTCATTAGTGTCGTCACCGTCCATGGTTACATACAATACATTAGTAACAACCGGTGCAGTACCAACAGGGTTATTACCGCGAACACGGATGTCACCAAATACATCCATAACGCCGCCACCGACGACATTACCGTTTTGATTCTTAGGAAGATTAATGCCGTTATTAGGACTTACAGAAATATTACCTGAGTTATTTCCTAAAAATTTTGTATAGATATTTTCTAAGTATGCTGTTGCCCAAGCAGTTCCAGTATCACCAATAGAACTAGGTGCTACAGTTGCAGTAGAACCAGGCAATACATTGCCGCCGATATAAATGTCTTGACCAATACCAACACCACCGGTGACTGTAAATGCACCAGTAATAGTGCTTACTGAGTTAATAGTAGCAGCAATATGAGCTTGATCTGTTGTTAATAAACCAGCAGCAGGGTTATAAGTTAAACCAAGGCTTGAAGGATAAATGCTGGCATTGTCGCCGTATAGTTGGGCTCCAGGTACAGTTAATCCTGTGGCGTCTGTAAAGGTAGGATAATAAATTTGATTATTATCAACAGGTTTAACAGTGATAAAAGAACTAGTAGAAGCTGTATTAGCATAGGCAACACGACCGTAAATATAGCCGCCGACTGCTAAATCTTGTTCGATGCCGACGCCGCCTTCAAAATATGCCTGAGCTTGTTGGCGTTCTCCAGTACTGCTATATAATGTAGGAACTCCGTTTAAATCAAGAGTCCCAGTTACTGCACCTACCGATAATCCATACCCGTCAATTTTTTTATTATTTACAGGGTTAATACCATTTGCATAAGGGGCGCCGCCTGGATTATCAATTGCATTACCTGGGTTATTATCGTTACTTTGAATGTAAGCATTACTTGCTTGCAAAGTTGGAGTTAAATTATTACTTACTAAAAAGTTTCCAGTTGCCTGAACATAAGAGGTTTCTAATGTGATAGCGGTAGAAGTAATAGCGTTATTACTACTTGGAGCCACCATTCTTGAACCGATTATTTTTGCCATTTCTTATTCCTTTAGAGTATTTATTACATTAGCTGATTTGAAGTGAAACAGCGTAGAGCACTGGAAATGTTTTATGAGGCCATGCAGGATGGCTTTTATATCTTAATGTTATACCGAAACTTGGATCTTGTATCATATCAGAAGTTAGGTTGGTAACTTTCCATTTGGTAAGATCTCCCGAGTAAGTAGTTATTGGATATAACAAACTTTCATTTTGACTCACTGTTGTAATAAACGCTGGTTGTGCTTGATTTTCCCCGATTAACTCACCTTGATAGCAAAGTTGAATTGTATCATCTGCTATCCTACCACCACGATTCATTTCTACTGTAAGACTTATATCCGATATAGTGTCAGGAATAGAATCAAAATTAAATCCTGTCAACTGTACATACCAAGTATTATAAATTAAATCATATTTAGGACTTCTTGCTATATGCAATAAAGGTTTTACTGTAGATATACTTGTTTTTCCTCTTGTAGTTAACAATGGAAGATTATTATCCCAAGCAATATCAACTTCTGAGTTGTCTGCATATTGTGTTACTACGGTTGGAGTGGTCATCCTGTATTTACCTGATTTGAATCTATGCGTAGTAAACAAAAAAGGACTCCGAAGAGTCCTTTTTATAAACTAATAAAATATTAGTAAGTTTGGATACCAACGCAAGCGCCGGCTTGAGTAGATACTGTACCACTAGCATTACCCCAACCTGCAACCCAACGCACTTCTGTTCCATTTGCAAATACAAAAGAACCATTTACAGTTTGACGAATAACACGAGCTTTACGGCTTGTTAACTTTGTAACAACATAAGTGCTACCATTAGCATCTTTAGCAATAATGTTCATTTGACCTGCAACTAAAGAAGCTGCTGCCGCTGTAGAAGTTGTTAACTTGCAGATAGCACGACCTTGATCGTTTTCAACTAGATAACGATGGCTACCTTCTTGTTTTAGAATTGCCGCAGTTGTAGCTGATCCTCCTGGAATAAATGCTGTACAAGCAATATTACCTGTGTCATCTTCTTGAGCTGTTAGGCTAGCGGTAATAACTGCACCAGAACCGTTATCGCTAAATGTTAAGTTAGAAGAATTATTCCAAGTACCGTTGTTGTTTACTGTACTAGTAATGATGTTACCGTTAATAGCAGTAACATAACCGTTAATACCAGTTATTGCACCAGAAATTAACATACCAATGCTGATACCAGCTGTGGTTGATACAGTGAATGTGTTAGTAGCAGTTACACCAGAGTTAACTGTACTTGTGACTGTTGCTGGTTTAACAATAGTAATAGTAGCTGTACTGTAACCGGCGCCGACATTAGTAGCATTAATGCCTGTAATGCCACCTGCTGGGCTACCTGTTGGACTATTAATAGTCAATGCAAATGTTGCTTGTACTCCATCAGCAAGGCCTTCAGTCGGTGCTGAAACAGATACAGTAGTACCTTGTGAATAGTGTGTACCGTTCGAAGTAAGTGCTACAGCAACACCTTTATATTTTACTGCTACGCTGGCATCGGCAGCGCCTTGTTTTACAAAATATCTCTTTTTAATTGGACGTCCCATTTTGTTTCTCCTTTATGTTTATATGACAGTTCTATTGCCTACGCGGTTGGGGTTCCGCATAAACTCTCCGTTAAGAGCGAACAGTATATTTAATAAAAAACGCCCCGAAGGGCGTTTTTAGTGAGGTTAAAAACCAATAAAATATTATTGGAAGCTAACTGTAGAGCTGTTGATAGCAACTTTGCTCAAGTAGTCAGCAGCATTGCCTAAGCTAGATGCTGTGTTGTTCAACTCGACATAGCCGTAGCGTGTCAAGAAGCCAACTACTGGTTCGAATGTTGCTGGATCTAGAACAACACCAGAGCTCATTAGAGGAATATAAGGGCAATAGAACGCAGCAGCATCTGCTTCGCTAGAACCTTTATAACCAATCATAACTTGGTTGCTGTCAGCGCCTGTGTCGCTCAAGTAAGCGTCAACATAAATCTTCATAGCGCCATTCAATGTACCAACAAACTTGGTGTTTGTAGGAGCTTCGAAAGTGCCTTCTGTTGTACGAGCAAAAGCGCTTGTAGTAGCAGATTGAAGAATTGTCAATGCTTGGTTAGAAACAACAGCCCAGTTACCTGCGCCGCGACGTGTACGTTGGGCGATCAAGTTGCTTGCGCGGTTGATCATAATAGCTAGAGCAGCGTGTTCGTCACCAACGAAAGTTGCTGTACCGCTAACCAAAGATTGGTCATATGTATAGTCAACTGTAGCCAAGCCACGTAGGCTAGCTAGGATTTCTTGGTCGATTTCAGCTGTGATTTCTTGTGCTAGAGCAGCCATGATTTCTGCTTCGATGTCAATACCTTGTTGGGCTTGTGCATCTTGAGCAGCTTCAAAAGTCCAGCGAGCGCTTAGTTTACGAGACTTAGCTTCAACTGGAGCTTTCAAGATTTGAATGCTCATGCGGTTACCTGGTGTACCTTCAAGTGCGCTTGTTGCGGCTGCACCTGGATAGGTAGCATTGTTGTTACCAGAATAGGCTTGAGCGATTTTGAATGGGCTCAATGCTTCTTCACCAGCTACAACTTCGTTAGAGCTATCAGCATAACGAACACGTAGTGTGTGGATTTGACCAACTGGACCAGTCATTGGTTGAACGCCGATGATTTCGTTGGCAATAACTGTAGGCATAACACGACGGATAACAGGTAGAATAACACGGTTAAGTGTTGCTACGTTACCAGCACTAGTTGCACCAGCAGTTGCGCTTTCAGCCAAATACTTACGGGTGTTTTCTAAGCAAACTTGCATAGAAGAACGACGAGTACCTGATAGGCCTTCAAGCAGAGCTTCTTTGGTCTCTGACCATCTTTCATTTAATAGTTGTGACATTTTATTTGTCTCCTTGAATTATAAATTATTTGGATAGACCCGCTAACTTGCGGATGTCCAAAATGTTATCTAAGCCTACCTCGGCTTTCATTTCACGATTTCCAGTAACAGGTGTAGCACTTTCACTTAAAACTGCTTTCTTAGGAGCGGCTTTACGTGTCTGTCCTTCCATTACTGCTGGTAGGTATTTGTCAAAAGATTCATTTAGTTTTTGTGTTGGAACGGATTCCAACAATTCTTTCATGATCTCTCTCTTATCGGCACCCAACGGGGCCAACAACTCGCCTAAAGCAGCTTTGCGTTCCATCAAATCTTTTGTAACGCGAAGATCGCGTTGTACGGATTCGACCAAACTTGCTTTTTCTGCAACGGCTTGTTTTGCTTCAGCTAGTTCTTGTTCTTTCTTCTTGATGATCGTTAACAATTTACTTGTTTCAGATTTCTCATTTAGAAAGGAACCAGCAAACTCTTGTGCAAATGCTTCATAGATCTTACGACCAAAGTCATTGTTACGAGCACTGTCAATATCTTCTTTCAATTGTTTGATTTCAGATGTTAACTTTGTAGTAACAGTGGCTTCAACAACCTTACTAGCTTGTTGAATGAAACGTTGCTTGATTTCTCCAAACTTGCTTTTTGCTTCACGAACTAGCTTAACTTTAGTTTCAGCTAGATCTCGCTTGTCAGCAGCAAACTCGTTGATTTCTTTAGCTAGAGCGTGAACTACGAATTGCTCTAACTTGTTGAAATTCTCAGAAACTTTTTTACGGTCTCCTTGGAACTCAACCAATTCTTTTCCTAGTTGATTGATGATAAAACTTTCTAACTTTTTAGCATCTTCAGCAATACGTTGTTTGTATTGTGCTTTTGCTTCAGCTAGGGCCTTTTTATCTTCATGCAATTCGGACATCTCAGCGGTTAGGCGATCACTTAACATCTTGTCGATTGCTTCTACCATAACTTGTTTGTCATGTGTATACTTTTGTGCAAACTCTTCACGAAGTTCAGCAGTCACTTGGTCGCGTGTTTCTTGTAGTTTAGTCGCAAGAGCAGTTTCGACAACTTGTTGTGTCTCTACTGTCATTACACCTGACTCTACTAATTGTTTGAATGCGTCCAACATTTATTTCTCCTCGGGCTTATTTTAGACCTTTAATAATATTCAAGAGACTCTCTTGAAGATATTTCTGGGCCTTTGGATCTTCTTTTACTTCTTGTGCAACACGGAACGCTCTATTCCCGCCACGAGCATTCATTATATGCTCGTAAACTGGAGTAGGATACGCACCTGGAGCACTGGGTTGAGCAACTACATCTACGGTGATAATTTCGAAGTCGGATACATGGCCGTTCATGTCGTTGACATTGCCACTACCACGAGAACTCACGCCAAGTTTTACACCTGCTTCGAGCATCGTACGAACTAGTTGTCCCATTGGCGTAGGTAAAATTTTCATCTTACCATAGCCATTTGGACCTTCCATCCACATCTGAGTAATCATATGGGATACACGGTCTAAATTTACTTTTAAGTCATCAGGATGGTCAACTTCACCTAACACACTATAACCGTTTTTAATTTGGTCGTTTAATGCGTTAACTGCACGTTCAATTTCATCTACTGGGTAGACACGTTGATTTGCATTACGGATACCACCTTGGATAGCAATGCCTTTTAGGTAAAGACTTTTGCCATCCTTGTCGTCAGACTCCATAACAATAGAAGCCTGATCGAAACTTAGGTGTTCACGTAGATAAGAATATTTGCTCATCCTGTTTCTCTAATTAAGCGTTGCGGTTAGGGGCGCCGTTGATAGGGCTCTTAACTTGGCCAACACTAGTTTGACCTGCTTTGTCACCTGTTCCAGAACCAACTGGTCCGGCTGCTTTGTTGTTACCTGGGTAACCGGCACCTTGTTTGCTTAGTGTTTTAACGCCAGACTTAACGCCATCAACGTTGTGCATACCCTTAGCAAACTTTTCACCCTTTTCTGGGTTGATACCTTTGTGTACTTTAGCAGGACTTGTGCCAGTATTGCTTTCGCCTTCTGTGTAATCTTGTGCTAGATTAGCAGCGGTTGCACCACTTTCTGGTTTACCTTTACCAGAACTTACTGCACTTTTGCCTTCGACTGGAGCACTTTGTTTTTCACCAGTGCCAGCACCTAGGTATTGACCTTGAGATTTTTGTGTGTTTCCACTGTAATCGTGGCCAACTTTCTCAACATACTCACGTGTCATACGACGACCTTCCATGAAGCCCATTCCTTCGTCTTCATCTTCTTCGTCGCCAAATTCTTCTTCACCTTCTTCGTCACCCATTTCGGCTTCTTCTTCACCTTGGGCTTGTTCTAGTTCAGCAAAAGCGGCTTCAAGTTCAGCAATAGCGTTCTTGATGTCCATGATTGCGGAATCTTCTTGACCTTCATGACCGTGTTCGTCGTCAGCTGGAGCATCAAAGTTGTCGCCATCAGTGGAGATTTCACCACCAAAGTCGTCTGTTTCGTCACCAGTTTCGTCACTGTCCATCATGTAAGAATCTTCTAATTCTTCATCACCTTCGTCCATTTCTTCTTCTTTGGACTCGTCCATTTCTTCTTCATCGTCCGCAGCACCTTCTTCTACAGATTCATCTGCTTCTTCGTCGGCTGCTTCGTCCATTTCTTCATCTTCTTCTTCAGCGATAAGGTTTTCATAGATATCGCGTGACTTCTCGACAACGATTTCGTGGAATAGAGCGTTAGCACCTTCCATGTCTTCGTTTACAAGTAAGTCTAGTAATTGTTCAAATTTTGTAGACATGTTATTAATTTCTCCTATTAGGGTAGCGGCAAGGCTGTAGCAATATTTACACTACAGTAATATTACGTGCTGGAAATAGGCTGAAAACGAATCGTTTTGGCCTTAAAGTGACAGAGTTAGACTCTTTTTTGACTATTTTTTGTTAAAAATATTTAGTTTCTGTATCTAAGAGTTATATAGAGCGTTAAGTAGTACCAGCTTCTGGTGGAGGAGCGGCATACATTTTACGCACTAAACCCATTTCTTCTCTATGTTCGCGAGTGTGTGCTTCGCTGGCTTTTCTAATGTCATTGATCATTTTTAAAGTCAAACGAGTCTTACGATAGTCGGTTCTTTTAAGGATGTTGTCAGTGTCGTTTTGGCTGACATAACGATCATCCTCTTTAGGACCGGCTTGGTCGCGATCAAAATAAATGAATTCTCTTAAAAACATAGTGTTATTTATACAGCAGGAGCTGCTTCCCCGGCTCCGCTACCTGCGGTTGGAACAGGAGCGCCGCCTTCTGCTGGTTCTTCTCCCATGGCTTCTGGGCTAGGTTCTGGAGCAGATAATGAACTAATATCCCCGCCAATACCGTTTGCAGTAATACCTGCACTACGCATTTCGCTACTAGCACTCAAGAATTGATCTTCATCAACATTTTCTTCTTTCCATAAGGTAGCATTTTGTGCAACTTCTTCTTTGGTTAGTCCCAAGAAACGTTCTAGAGCAAATCGTTTACTAATGAAAGGAATAGCAACCATGGCGTTAAATGTATTAACACGGGCAGTATCCATTTCAGCTTGACGATAGGAGGCAAAGTTTTGTGGAGGATTAAATTTAATGTCAAAAATATTGCTATCTACATTGATACCTTGGGTATGTAAGTATACCTTAAACTCTGTATCAAATGGCTCATTCATCAATGATTGTAGTCGCTCGCAATACTTGTTAAATCTTAGTTCTTGAATATAGGCTGTCCCAACTCGTCCATCATTAAAGCTGCTACCTCCGTCATCGCTACTAGTTGGTAAGTAAGAACTTGGAATACGCAAAGCGCGAAATAGTTTATTAGTAAAGTACTTAAGGTCATCAATTTCTCCTAAGTTTTGACCGCCTTGTAAGATTTCAACCTTACTACCACGACCTTCAGCAGTTGTTGGGAAGAAGTAATCTTCATTAATGCTTAAAGGATTATAACTTGCATCAATTACACTTTGGCCACCACCACCTGCACTAGGAATACGGCGTTGGTTAATTTCATTTTTAACACGTTCAACGAATGCCATGGCCAAGTGACTAGGCATATTACCTACGTCAATGTGGAACACACGACGTTCCGGAGCACGTTGTATACGATAGATTAAGATAGCATCTTCTAGTAGTTCTTTTTGTTTGAACACTTTAAAGATACTTTCCATTAAACTATTACCAAATGGGAAGTTGTTGTCTAACCCTTCACTCATGCTAATATGGATTACATGACGAGCATCAATAGCATATTGATTTTGATTTTCACTAAAACGACTGCTATTGGCAGTTGTAGGGAATGATCCAGTCATGCCCCTTGCCCCGCCTGCAGCGCCGCCGCCGCTTCCATAACTACCACCAAACTGGCTTCCGCCACCATTTTGATTGCTAGGTTGAATAGCAGTTGTACTTAGAGCTTCGAAGTTTGGATTAAAATCACGAATGTGATATTGTTCAGGCTTCTTGCCTTCGCTTTCATTTACAATAATCTTGTCTACTTTAGCTGGATCAACATACATCCATGCCTGTGTTTCTGGGTCACGAACAAAGAAACTATCACCAAATTTAAATGCATTTCGTACGATTTTAAACATACGAACAGGAAACTTGTTTAACTTACACCA